TATCTGTGACTAAATAATCTTGACCATTAAGTTTTTGATCAGTCTTTGAAATTTGTGATAGTCCAACATTAACATAACCATTTGCCATATCATTATTATCTAATCTTTTCTTTAATTCTGCTGTTGATAATCCAAATCCCATATCAAAATGCCATCTTTCTGGTTTTGGAAATGTAAAATATTTGCCCCATCTGAATCCTAATGCTTCGCCAATTTGTCCAATAGTATCCCAATCATCAGAATTTTCAGGTTTAACATCTATTGCTAACCCATAATTATGATAACTATATCCAGGTTGTGCTGCTGGTTTACCATCATTTAAATATTGTTGTTGTGTTGCAACGTCTCTATATCCATCTGTAATTTTTAATTTTATTCCGACTGCTCTACAATTATTTAAAAATGCAGTAGCATATGGCTGCATTTCAGGATGAAGTGATAGTATTTGTTTCCTAGTATCTTTATTCCATATTTTTTCTAGTTCCTTTTCATCTTTTAAAACTTGTGGCATCTCAACTTTATCGCTTGGTGATGCATTTTTTAATGTTTCACACGCTTTATCATTTTGTGCTCTAATTGCATCATATAATGCTTTTCTATATGTTGAATCTTCTTCTTCTGGTACTACTAAATTAACATCATTTTTATTATTAACTGTATTTGGCGTTCTTTTAAGAATATTTACTTTACCATTGTCAACAATTTTGACATGTTTAGATACAAAGTTTGGTCTTAATAATTTATATTCTTTACATAAGAAATCAAGTTTTGGTTTTAGTACACGCGCACCAGAATTACCAATTAATGAACCTGGTTTTGATAGCTCTGTTATAAATTTATCCATCCATTCAAAATATCTTGTTCCTAACACAGCTTCTTGTGTCGCATCTTTTGTACCTAAATTTACTTTTTGTAGATTATCTTTTAATTCTAAATTTATGGAAGTATTATTAATTGTTATTTTATTTAATAATTGATCAATTGTAAATTCTTGACCTTTGATAAATATTTGTGTTGATTCATCAAATAATAAAGAAGTAAAATTAACATATTCTTCATCACTTAGACTTTTAAGCTTTTGTTGCAAATTCTCATTATAATTTTCAGAATAGATATAATATGGTGAATATAGGTCATCCGATAAGAATAGAATATTTACTAATTTTCCAATTGCCGGTACTTGGAATTCTTTACCTGCTAATCCTGCAAACGGATACGCATACGGTATATCCTCAATTTTTAGAGTATGATAAAGTGTTTGTACTCTTACTTTAATTCTACCTTTTCTATTAGGGTCTTTGTTATCTTCTACTATACCAACATAAAAATCTCTTGAAAGTTCCATTTATTAATTTAATTTTTAAAAATTAGCGGCATTTCTGACTGTAGATTCTAGATCATTTATAAGTCCAGCGGCCACTTGTTTTCCAGCATTTTTAATACTCGCTCTATTATTAAAATCTACATTGTAAACGTTGTCTGGCTCTATTTTATTAATAGATGTTGCACTTCTAAATTGTGTTAGTAAACCATTTACTGCACCCCCTCTAACATCTCTTAATTTAGATTCAAGATTATCCATATAGTTTAATCCTTGATTAACAACTGTTTGTGCTGCTTTACCTAATAATTTATTTAAATAACCTTTTTTATCGGTTGCTTTTTCCGCTGATATTCTATCTAAATTATCATAATAATTGTGTTTAGTTCCTTCATCTGTGTTATTAAGGTCTGAAGTGTATAATTCATTTTCCCACGGGTTAATTTTTAAACTACTTTTTATTAATGGAAAATTACTATATCGAGTCACAGACTTATATTTAATATCAAAAGAAAGTGTTGCTGGCGTTGTTGCTGCACCTGTTCCATATCCACCAATTTCTATTTCATTGTTATAATTTCTACTTTCGAAGAAATTAAAAGTACAATCATGTAAAGTATATACAATTTGTGATTTTGGTGATATGACATTTTTTATATCTTTACCAGGATAGTTTTTATCTACTGGAACATTTTCTGAATATGGATTATTACTTTGAGGCATTTGAAAATTTCTCATTTCATTTATTTTAATGGTCATATCAAATCTTATTACATTTTCAGGAAACATAAATCGTTTATTTTTATAACTATAAATTATATTATTATATAATTCAGATAAATACCAAGCTATCATTGATACATCTTCATTCATTGTAATTGTAATTTTATCTTCTTCATAATTAGTTATTTTCTTATTTAAAAATTCAAGTCCTGATATTTTTGTTATAAAATATGCTTTATTGCTAATATTTCTATTTTTATTATCTTTAAGGTCTTTTTCAAATATTTTAAAAAATACTTTAGAAAATTCACTCCATAGCGCAAATCTATTGCTATATCCTGTAGGATCAATTGATATATATTGTTTTATAAAATATTTTAAGCTATTTTTATCTGCTACCGAATCAAAGAAATCATCACCTTTAAATAATGGTGAGTTATCATCAAAAAAAACTTCAAAAGATGGAATTAATGGATCTTCATACCAAAAATCATTTTGTCTAAAATCATATTCTGAGTATAATGCTCTTTTGAATGTGTTGGTATCATCATCAACTTTTTTTTGTACTTCTTTACCATCAATTAAACTATCACCACTAGAATCAAACCAAAAATCTTCTTTTTTAGCATCTGTTGTGTGATATGGATCATATAAATCTATTTTTTTATCTTCTAAACCAAAAACTTGTTTGAATAAGCCTTTATTGATATTTAGTGAATTTGCTAATGCCTCAATAGCACTATCTTGAGCATATCCACTAATATATTTAGCTGAACTTGATTTTGATTTATTTATCGCATTTGAAAAAGCTTCTTTTGAAAAATCACCAGAGCCTATTGCATCTGCTAATTTATTACCGTTTAGAATATTTCTGTAACTTAATGGCATATTTTTAATTTAATTTTTTATTTTGATAATTTTCTCATATCATTTTTAGAATCACTACCTTCACCATAATTTAAGCTTAAATCTCTTCGCATAAGCGTAATTTCTTGTTCAGCTCCACCATTTCTTTTGTATAAATAATTTATACCTGTTACATACCAATAACCTGATAATCTTTCATTTATATTATTTAAAGGTGTTTTTACTGTTGCGTTTTTTGATAAAACATCTTGTATATTAAATATTTCAACTTTTATATTTTGAAATCTTTTAATTGACAAATTGGTTTGATTTAGAATTATGATCATTTTCATTTTTTCTAATGTTGCTAAATTATATTGATTTAAAACTTTTGCAAATGAATAATTTTTATGTACATTATTTGCGGTGTCCATTTTACTGATAAAATATTCATCATTTGTGTTTTCATCATAAAGTGGTGATTTTTTATCAAGTAGATGTCTTAATGAACCTTCTCCTTTACTTAAATTTGTTTGATCAGTTTCAAGTTCAGGTATATCTTTTTTATAAACAGTATTATCATTTTTATCATACCAAGTGCCTTTCATTTTATAAAAATTTTCCAAATTAACTTTAAATGATTGATTGATAATATTAAATTTTGATATATATTTATTTGTCATATTAAATGCGGTGTTGTTTGTTAAATATAATGGAACATTTGTTTCTTCTTCATTTTTTATGACTTGTTTATTTGTTAATGGATGATCGTTTTTAGTAAAATCATTCATTTCTTTTTGAATATTTATATAATTTAAATTGTAATAGAAATCAATGAATGTCCATACAAAAGCATCATCTGAAACATAAGAATATCTAGTTACATCTTTAATAAATTCTCTATATGTATCACCAGGATTTATCCATGTCATATCGTCATCACTTTCTGTAATATTTGATGCAAACCCTAGTCCAATTTTTAGAGCAATATCTTTTATAATATTATAACTAGTTCCTTTATGTGATTCATATCTAGAGTAATGTAAATCATCAACATCTAGTATTCCTTTTATTATATATTTATATGAACTTATTTGCTCATTTGCTTTTATTGTTTCAATATCAGTTAATCTAAAATCCATTCTTATTGGCATTACATTTTCTGAGCTTGATTTGACAAATATGCTTATAATTGTATCATGATCAAAAGGATATAAATCATTAAATAATATTCCTTTTGAATCATCACAAAGTATTTCTATTTCTGGTAAAAAAGTACTATTGAATAGTTTAACATATGTAATATCTCTTGGATCAATATTTGTACCGTCAATTTGTGGTGTCGTTTCGGTGTCATTTATTTTACTAAAAAAAATGTATGGAACATAATTAAAAGATTGAACAAGAAGGTCGGTTGACAATTGATCATTCAATTGAAACCCCAATGATTTAGTTTTAATTTTAGATGGTATAATATTTATCATTATTCAAAGGTGTTTATTATTTGTACTCTATTATCTTGTGTAACTTTAAGTTGTTCTAAGTTAAATGGTTTAATAGTAAGTGGTAAATTTTTATTATTTATATTTTTATTAGATTGTGATGATTGTATTAGTTTTTGTCTATTTATTTCATCTGCATCAGACATTTCATCTGTTGTGTATAACATTCCTAAATTTTCATATTGGCAAAAATAAATATATTGACCTTCTTTTACAGAATATGGACTAATAATATCATTTAATACCATTAATTCCTCTACAAAATCTGTAGATCCATAAATATGATCAGATATTCTATCTAATCTCATTTCATACTCTCTAGGTACAATATATATATTAAGAGGAATACCATTAATATATCTTATATTTTTTTGAAATAAGTTAAAGAGATTTAATTGTTTAGGATCTCTTTTTATTCTATTAGTTGAATCATTATCAAATGAAAATATTTTCATGAGTTATTTATATTTTTTTGTTGAAAATAAGTTTTGAAATATGTATCATTACTTTCATTACTATCTGGTGTCGAATTTGATATAGTGCTCATTTCATTTGCTTGAGAAGATAGATATTGTAGTTGCTCGTTTGATACTTTTGGTATATTTGCTAATAATTTTGAGCTTTCGAAAAGTGATTTTTTTTGACCAGGTGAGTTTTCCCTTGGATCAACAACATGTTTATCTGTCGTACCGGCGATTATATCAGATTGATCACCAAATACTTTTCCTGATATACTAGATAAATTTCCAGGAGGTGTTGAATATGTCCTTCTGTATGTATTATTAAACATTCTCATTAATTCTTGCTTACCTAATGATCTTGAAAATTCACAAGTAAATTTAACTGTTAGTCTTTGAGGTTGAT